CTGAAGTTTGGTTTAGCGGGCGGCGATCAGCTGGAGCTTCAATAACTTCTACTGAAGCTGCCGGTTCGTTATTTGCGGCGGCGGTCACTGGTGCCTCCTGATCTTCCTGCACGATTTGTGCTTCGCTTGTTTCTGTACTTGCTACAACAGCCTCTGCCTCAACTGGAGCTTCTACAGCTACAGGTGCCTCAGGGGTTGTTGTTTCTACCGAGGCAGCCACTGCCTCAGGAGTTTCAACTGAGGCAGCTACTGCCTCTGTTGTTTCAACAGCAACTACAGGAGCTTCTGGAGCTACTACAGTTTCTGCTGGTGTTGGTACTTCCTCAACTGCAAGTTCAGCAGCTGGAGTTACCTCCGCTGCGGCTTCTACGGTTGGTTCAGTTACGATTGTTGTTTCTGATACTTCAGTTGAAAGTTCAGATGCTACTTCTGCAGCAGTTGATGCTTCAGCCATTGGTTTTTCCTCTTCCTTTTTATCCATGTCAGAATCTTCTGCAGCTGGCTCTTCAGCCGGCTTCATATCTTCTTCCATAGGGGTTTCGGTTTCGCCTTCAGGCATGTCACCTTCTGCTTCACCCTTAACACGCATAGCGGCTTCGGCTGCACGTGTTGCTAGCTCTTGAGCTAAAGCTTCACGACGGCTTACTTCACTACGAACTGTGTCAAGCATGTCAGCAAGAGATGTCATTGCATCTACTGTCTGAGGAGTAGGATCTTCCTTCTCAACCGTTTCGAATTCGCCGACTATGTCAGTCTGCAGTTGCGCGACATCTTCATCGCTCAACTCAGCCAGCATGTCAAGCTGTTGTTTTATACGGTCCACTGTCCCTCCTCCGGGCCAGTCATGATGAACGAGGTTGTTCATTCGCTAATCAGTCCAAGGCCGAGGGACTCCGAACGCATCTGTGCGTGGGAGGCACTCCACCTGGATTGAATAATATATTACTTTCTAAGTTAGGAGTCGAAGAAGCTTGCTCATCTGCGATGAGATCTCAGCCTGGGAGTAGTAGTCGCCCCCGGACATAAATGACTTGAGGTCTACAGTAGCCTCGTCCGCATCCTTCTTTCCTATCTTGTTTTCAACCCTTGAGATCATGTCATCGATAAGACCTCTAAGGGCCGGAGGAAGATCGCTGTAGCGAACCTTCTCCGTATCGCTTCCAAACGGTAGGGGCAGGTTGGCGATTACCTCACCTAAAGCCCTTGCCGAGGAACGAACGTTTTCTAGTGACGTTGAGTCAAGAGCTCCCGTATCAATTCGATCAACGATCGAGATGAGGTCTCCTGCCGCTCTAGCAGCTTCCATATAGTTTCCAGCATCATCTAGACCTTCGACCTCCTCTATCTTCTTGATCGCCTCCTCGGATCCTGAATCTCCAAGGTTTTGCTTAATACGCGCTAAAACCTGGCGAAACTTACCTTTTTCATCGCGCGGTTGAGTCTCAGGGGTATATTTACCCTGGTCTTGTACCTCAACCGCTAATGCTTTTCCCAGGTCATCTCCTGTATTTTCAATCTTAGATGAAAAATCAGCAAGTCTGGTGCGGATGTCCGCTAGGTCCTCCTCGATCAACGAGGCGGATGCTTTCTTCCACTTATCTGGAATTAGATCAGCTCTTTTAAGTGAGCGGGCACGCTTCATGATGTGGCGACGAACCGCCGCACGCTTTCCTGGCTTGGAGCGGCCGTAGGCTTGAATGGAGTCCTTTAGGGAGTCTATGTTTGTGATCGGATACGAGCCGTCCGGTAGGGCGTAACCCTTCTTTGCAAGTGCCTCACGTCTCTGTCGAGATATGTAGCCAAACTCGTCGTCGTACTTTGGCTCTCCGTGGATACGGGCGTACGCCGCGTCAGCCATGGATGAAAGTTGCGCCGCCTTTTGTTCACGAACTACGTTGAACTTCTCTCTTGCGGCCTCTGCCTTTATTGAAAGCTCTGTATTTTCTAACTGCTCAAGTTTTTGTACACGAGCAGACAGTTCTGCGACAGGATCTGATTTCATGCGAGCAAGTACACCTGCACCTGCTGCAACCAACGCCATAACCGCTCCTGATGCAACGCGGGCGCGTGCGATCGGGAAGCCTGGTACGTTTACCTGGCATACCGCTACGAGTTCTAGTTGACCCTTAACTGGGCGCCAGTCTCCTGAAGGTGCGGACGCACGAAGAGCGCGGACCTGCTCAGGAGAAGTTCCTGGGCGTAGAGCACCAGCAACCCAGATTCCGTGAGCGTCCTCTCCTGCGTGTACGTCAGCGATGGCAGACGCGGTATCGTCGTAGTGACGAACCGCCTCAGCGGCGCTTGCCTCAAGTGAGGCGTGACCTCCTGCTAATGTTAGTTGACCGACCGGAACGTCCTTACCGCTGTCGGTGCGTACGACTCCCGTGTGGAAGTATGCGTACTTGCTTCTGCTGCGCGGTGGCTTGGTTCCGAAGCTCATTCCGATGTGATCAACGTGCCATGCGGCGATGTGACCAAATACACGACCTTCGTCGTCAACGGTTAAAGGCGTTGCCTTGTTTAGCTTTGGATCTTCAAACCATGAACTTGGTGGTACTACTGGAATGGCTCCTGCAACGACGCCGCAGGCTACTAGAGCCGAGGCCTCAACTGCGTCCATTTCATCCACGTAAATTCCATCTGGAATCACGGTGTCCTCCTGTTTCTCGTCATCGACGAGGTAGATTTGGCACTCTTGGAATGCCGGTTTAGGCACTAGAGTTACCGCCATCACCCGTGCGTGAGTAATCACGAGCTTGTCGGTACCAATCTTACCACTATCTTCTTGTTGATTATCTTTTTGATCAGTCTCTTGGCTTGCCTCGAACTGATCTAGATCCGCGGATACTCCACGGATAAACCCATTACGAACAAGACGCTCAGCCTCTTGCCCATACTCACCTTGGTCAAACACACCGGTTGCGTTTCCGATACCGTTGCCCATGTCACCTTCAATTCTTTCCATGTAGTCTATGCGTCCAACTACGACCGAACCGTTGTGACCCTCTCCTGTCTTGACCTGCCACAGCAGCGGAAGAGGAAGTTCTCTAATTTCTATCGCGCCCTTCTTAAATCTACGTCCGTCTCCTGACTCGATCTCCTCAGGAATAACAAGAGGAATACTAAACTTTCCTCCGTCTGCGTACTCGACCTCAGCGCCTGCAGTTAGAACTCGGTTACGTGCGTTGTTTGCCTTTGCTGAAAGTAGTGACGCGTCAATGATCTGCTCAGAGGTAAGAATATCGTCCATCGCAAACGCTCCTTTTCTCATTCCAGGGTTGCGCTTATCTCCAGGCCACATGCCTGTCATCTCCTTGTGACGTAGCGAGCAGTATCCCTTAGCTCTTGGGCCCATGTACTTCTTTAGGTTGCGGTAGCAGCGTGTCCAGTCTCCAGGCGTAGCCCAACGAATCTTAAGTCCACCCTTGCCGATCGTCCAGTAGCGACGTAGGTTCTCTGCGTTTCCGCGGTTACGGTCTGCACCACCTGCTGCCTGCATTGGCTTAGGCTTAACAATTCCGTCTGGGATTAAGGCAAATCGGCAGTAACCCATTGGCTCAACTGGTTGCTCGATGATCTTGCAGACATCTCCTCCTGCGTAGAGCATGCAGTTCGCACAGTTAACTCCAATTTCCTTATTTTCGTTTTCCTCGGCAGACTCATATCCGGCCCATACGCCCGAGTCATCCTCGTTAAACTTTCCGTACTTCTGCGTAATTTGAATTAGTGCGTCAGCAAGCTCCTGCTCCTCGGCCACGATTATTCCGGCCGCGGTGAGCGTCTCCTCGCTAGGAGAGGCTAGGAACATTACCTTTCCACCCTTACCCCATAGAACTGTAATTAGTTCCTCATCTGGAGTTAGGCTTGCAGCAACCGAGGTAATTCCATCAACCTGCTCGATGACTGACTTTAATGACGCGGCATCAAGCGGAACAACAGGTGGAGGCGTAGGTGAGTTCATGTCAACAAGAATTGCCTCGTTGCGCACCCACTGTTTTTCCTTGCGAATATAGGTCATCGCGTCTGTTGTTGTTGAGCTCGCAGGCACGAGAGAAACAAGATCAAGCACCGCGCTTGGGTCATCGGCTGAAACAATTGCAAAAAATATTGGCTGAACGTCAGACGTCTCAGGAGTCATCTCTACTGATTGACCTGCCGCCGCAGTTACTCTTGAAACCGCTGGTTGGTAGTAAAGCTTATTTGGGTAGTAGTACTTTCCGTCCGAGCCCTTTACCTTCTTGTTTAGAAAGTCACTAAGTACCGGGTGCTTGTAAGGATCGGTTATTAACTTAACACCTGTTAATTTTTCAAGCTCAACAAGAAAATCTGGCTTCTCAAACTCAGGGACCTGTCCAGGTCCTGTGATTATCTTTGACTTTGGAGTAGCAGTAGTTTGCGAACCTTTGTTGAACGCATCACGTTGATCCTTTACGAACGCAGGCCAGTCGGACTGCATCTTTGCGATGTCCTGCTGGTTCATGCGAGGAAGAGTTCCAGGAAGCTGGGTGTATGGTCGATCGATCGGAGTGCGAGGTTGTCCAAGAATTCCCGATGTGTCAAGACCAACGACGTCAGGAAGAGGAGCTGATTGAACTCCAGGAACTACGTTGTTCTCAGGCTCGGTTAGGTTTGCCGGAATCTCAACGGTCCTTCCAGTTGAGTCTAGCTTTACAGTTACGCTTGACTTCTGTGGATTAATTGCAACGATGTTCCCGCGCTTAGTTGTGTCACCTGCAACAACTACACGCCCGCCTTGCTTTGCAAACTTACCTGTCTTATCACGTACCTGCTTTTGTGCCTTTTCTGATCTTTCCTCGGGAGTGTACACGCCGTCGCCCTTGCCAGGCTCTGCCGCAGGAGCTCCAACTGCAACTATAGTTCTGTCAAGAAATTCTAGATCAAGCTCGTTGGCAGCCTTCAGAATTAGCTCTGCCTCCTCGTAGTTAACATCAAACAGTGACACGGGATCGTTTGGGTTCTCCTGGAAGCAGGCAGATAGGAACAGCGCAGACTCTGCGTCAATCTCAACGTGACTAAACTCAACGTTACTCTCAAACTCATCGAGAGCTAGGTCATAGCTGGCTAGGTCAGGGTCAACGTCTCCAAGTGTATACCACTGTCCTGCGTCCCACACCGCAACTGATAGATCCTCGTCGATCTTGTACAGACGATCAATTCCTGATCCATCCATGCGCATGCGGGCAATAAACTCCACACCGTCAGACGCAAATGAACCTAGATCAGCGTCGTAGTTATTTTCCTTTAAGAAATCATACGTATCTTCATCGTACCCAGGAAGAGCGTAGCCGTCAGCTCTTAATGCTTTTTTGTTTTCTCGTTCAACGATCTGCTGTGCCCATCTCCACGCGGAGTCGCCACCCCAGAGAGCCCACGCGATACGCCCGCGAGACGGGAAACCCTGCTCACCTGGCTCATATCCTTTCGCCTTCTTATCAATCTCATGACGCGGAAAATACTTCGCAATATGACGTACCTTCTCGATACCAATTTGTCCACCTTTCGCGAGTGTTCGTGCCGTGTTTACTCCGACTGGAGTTCCACCGCGCTTATACTCCTTACGCCATTCAAGTGCCTTCTTTGCCTCAGCCTGCGCTGACTTAGGAATTGTGTATAGACGAGATCCTGCTGCAACTATAGATACGTCTAAGGTCGTAAGAGCTGCCTGTGCAAGTTCATAGGCAGAAGAGTCTTCATCAATATTATGTGATTCCCAGGATGCGGACGCAAGAAGAGTAGATATAGAACCTGACTCGATGACAATGTTTTCATCAACATCAACTACTACACCGTTTTTATCATCGGTGAATAGAACGCGAGATCCGTTCTTACCTACGTGATTCATTCCTGCTCTTTTCCTGTCTCGTCGGTTATGGGCCCACCAGCTATCCATGCGTCACAAGTACGCGCGGCAGCACACTTAAAATCAAGCGCTTCGCAATATCCTAAATCGCCCGCGGCAACCACGTCATAGGAATCTGCAACGTTTTTATCTCCTTCTTGAAGACTATCGGCGATGCACGCCTTCATCTTAGAGGTTTGAATAAACGCCGCGCAGTTTCCACAACGACTAGTCTTAGCCTCCTCAATCGTCACACTCCAGCGGTCAGCCTTGCCTTGCCAAAACTCGTCGTTAGGCTCCTGTGGATTTAGTGGGCCGTATCCAACGTTGTCGATTGCGTTTTGACGATTTTTTATGTTTAATACTATGTCCTGGGTAGCGGGAGGGCAAGCTTCAACGTCAACGGCTGCGGTTAGCGCTATCGTGCTTTGTCCAATTACAATGTCGTTTACAGTTCCTTTTGGTATTTCCTTTCCATCAAGAACGTCAAGTAACCACGCGTTTGGTCCCTGTGGATCGATATCTCCAACTGCCGCAAGAACAAGCTCTAGCATGCCGTCAGCTGTGATCTTTTGATCTGGGTCATCACTTGACAGTTGATCGTAAAGTTCTGGATAGTCTGTAAGAACCTGCTCCATATCTTCATTTCTTGAGATAAGTATTTTACTTATGTTTTCATCAGACAGTCTTCTACTAAGTGCCTTGTCTATAGATAGGATCTCTTCGCTCTTGGCGATCTTCTTATCTTCTTCCTCTCGCGCGTCACTAAACCTAAAGAACGTAAGTCCAAACTTTGCCAGTGTCAACATGTCGTTGATACTTGCGCCTTTTACAGTTTCTCCTGCCTTTTTCATGAGCATGTTAAAACGTTTCTTTGAGTCAAACATGACGTTATTCTTTGAGAAGATATACTCAAAACTATCCTCATTTGCCATGATGGAAAAAACATGTTGATCTGTGTTTAGATCATGAGCGCGAACTACCTTTACCATTGTGTTTATCCTCACCAGTATCCTAGTCTAAGTGCACTTCTTAAAGCATTATTAGATCTTGTTCCGTCTTTTATTAGGTTCTTTAACCTTAAGGATAAAGCGTCCTTAAAGGCGTCATATGTTCCCCACTTCTCAATTATAGCGTCTAGCTCTAGCCCCTTAGGCATGACTAGCTCACTTCCTACGTTGTCTATTATCTTTTGTACTTCATTTTTATATATGGAGTAAGTCCGATCTTTTCCGGCCGCTGCAACTAGTTGTGGCATGTACTCTGGATATACATCTCCTACGTCTTGACTCCATTCTACATCTAAAAATTCATTAATCTCTTCTTCTGCGTCATCGTTATCCTTGTTTATTAATGACGTAGAGTTGTCAACCGGAACCATTATTAACTTGTTATCTGTGCTGTCATAGGCAACCATCCAGTTTCCGTCGTGGCGGTCCTTGTTGTTCCCTAGCATGTCAAGTATTGACATGCGAATTATGTCCTCTGGGTTCTTTAGGTTCTTAATAAAGTTTTCATCTCCGTAGTATCTTTCTCCGTCGGGAGATGGAAGTCCATATTCTTGCATGCTCCTTGCATTTATTGGATCCATAGCAAGAGGAAGATTTGCACCTGCACTTGACATGATGATAAAGTCTTCCTCTACGTTAGACGCACGAGCCTCATAGACTCCGTTCATTCCCATAGCCCTCATGAGGATAGACATCTCTACTTCTCCAGCTATACCTCTTGTTCCATGCCACTCTTTAGATAGCTTTTCATTCTTTACATAGAACTTTTGTCCACTAGCGTTATGAGTTACTTCAAAGGTTACATTGTCTCCACTTTCATCACCAGAAAGAACTCGGTAAGAAAATCCAGCACTGGCAATTTTTTCATCCTCACTTTCAAAGTCATCAAATGTAAAGTTTTTTAGTTCATCTCCAACCTGGAAAGGGTCAAAGTAGGCGTTGTCAGCTCTGTACTCCGCGGTTAGCGCATTGCGAAGCTTAAAGGTATCCTCAACTAAAACCTTGCTGTCTTTATTGATCATCTCCTTACTTGTAAAGTTACTTAGCGCAATCTTTGCGGCAGGAGACAGCGTTGCAAGCGAGTCATTATTTCTTATCGTAGCTCTAATTTGATCTATATACTGTGATAGTTCTGGGTTGCTTGTTTGAAATTGATTTGTCGCGATGAACGAAAGAAACTCTGAGCTAACGTTTGGCTTGTTCTGCTTACCTTCAACTCTGCGGTTTGCATTTCTTATCTGGTTATAGTTTATTGCTTGGCGCTGTTCTCTAGAGTCTGAGACTAGGTGCTTTACTCCGTTCCATGAGATTTGAGTCATTACTGACTTTCCTAGGTAGTTTGTTGCTCCAGGATACCAGCCAACAAGCGCAAGTTCTAGTGGAGTTGGAGCCTTTGAAAGATCATACCTGTCAGTCTCTGGATTCTTTGCTGCATTAAATTTATCTTTAAGTCTATCTATAATTCTTTTTTCATCTGCGGTACTGGCTTTTCTTGACATGGCGGACAGCATGTCTCTTATGTCGCCTCCGCGATCACTGGCCCAGCCAAAACCACTTAGCGCCCAGACAAATCCACCTTGGTACTGGCCTCCACCTGCTGCAAGAACCGTTACCTTCTTTATATCATTGGCGATATACCAGTTTTCCATGTATCGGTTATACGCACTGGCAAATCCTTTTTTCTTACCTTTTTGTTGTATATTCATGTAGCTGTTTGACGCAGTAACTTCTTTTCTTCTTACTCCATCAACTCCGTTTATCACATTGAACTGCAGTGTACGACGCACTGAGCCAACTGTCACACCTGACATGTCGTTTACCTCAAAATCAATCTGTAGTCTAGCGTTTGTCTCTCCAGAAAGAATTTTTTCTGCGCTACTTTCTCCATAACCTTGCGCTGATGAAAGTTTTAGTGTATAGTACTCTGCACCAAACGATATTCCTTCGCGTGAACCATATATGTCCGCCGCAATAAGGTTTAGCCTATCCTGGGCTTCCTTTAGCTTATCTCTATCACGTGCTTCTCTTGCGGCGGCTGCCTCTCTGACAGCATCCTCAAGCACATCTAGTCGTACCCTAGTGTTTGCGGCCTTTGCGATCTCGGCGTCGCGTGAGCCCCAGTCTGCAAACTTTGTCTGTGGAACATCTACCTGAGTTAACTCGCTTAGCTCCTGTGGAATCTTGCTGTTAATTTCATTAACTCCAACTGTGTTACCATCTCTTGCAACACGTGGAGCTCGTGCAACAGGACTGTCTAGTCTTTCACTAACGTCAGTAGAGGGAGTACGAGCTACTGGAGTCGCAGTATCAGGTACAGCAGCAGGTGCTGATCCATCGGCATTTGACTCAACTCTTACCTTAGACGCAGACCGGACGGCGGTAGTTCCGTCGTCAAACGCAATGCGAACATACTCTGGGTCATTCTGAACACTTACAGCGCGTCCACGTTTTCCGTCTCTAGTTGCTACAACTATAGTTCCTGCGCCAATGATGTTTCCGTCTACGTCAAGCGTGGTGTTCTCTGCAGTATATCCGCGCTGGCGTGGTCCAGGATAGACCGGAACGTTTGCGGCAGGAGTCTCTGTAGTCTCAGGCACTGGCGCCTGTTCAAGTATTTCAGGACCAGCAACTTCAGCAATTGCAGAGATGACATCTTCATTCTCTGCCTCGGACCAGTCAATAAGTCCTTTTTCGTTTATAGCATCACGAATTTTATCGGCTGTCTCATCGTCAACAGTTCCACCAGCTTGCTCTATAAGATCCTTAATCATCTGCGAGTGTGCTTGACGAGTTGAAGAGTCTAGATCACTCATGAAGTTTGACTCATCACGCAGCTTAAATAAGATATCATTTGTGTTTATACCTTGGTATTGAAGCGCATCGCGTATAACCTCTACCGGAAGCACGGACGTCGAGTCATCATTAAACCTAACAAGCGCAGCGCCAGTTCCATCTGTTATTCCAGTCTGCATCTGCTGTATTAGGTCCGCAGACTCAGCCGTCAACGCTACGTACTTAGGGTTATCAGTATAACCTAGCTCATCTGGTTCATCTATAGTTGGTATGTAAGGTGAAAGGTCCATATTATAGTAGTCTGGATTCTTAAAGTCAACAGGGACATTCTCAATTAAATCTCCAGGAAGTTCAGTCTCGTCATCCTGGTTGTCGGTGTTTATATTTGCGATTGTCTCTTCACCATCTTTTAACGCATCGTCTATCTGCTTAATTTCATCAAGAATATCAACGATAAGTTTCTCGTCCTCAGGTGAAGGGATACCTCCCTGGGCTTGGATAAGTTTATTTAGGTTATTGCGATTTCCGCTCGCGGAGTCGTACGCGTTTGCAATTACACGGTTTGGATCTCCACCTGCGAGCCACACCGCGTTGTATAAAGCCTCGGCTTGAATAAACTCTTCACCTGCGTTAAACTCAAGAGGACCCGTTCCTGACGCACGACCGATGCTAACTCTAGGTGCACGCTGCTCAAGTGTGTCCTGTACCTCGGATAGGTCAGGTATGTTTCCATCACCGTCGTCGTTTATATCTACTATCTCGTCGATAACACTCTCGTCAACGTCTCCGATCAGCGACTTAGTAAACGAACGAACAAGAGTGTCTAGTGGATACCTTGTTGCAAGAAAGCTAGGGTCGTCTGTAAAGTCAGTTGATATTTCATCAATGCGACCCTCAGGCTCATACTCAACAGTACGTAGTTGAAATGCCCCCGCAGGAACGTCAAACTCTCTGAATAGAGCTGGCGCCGCTGGACTGCTAGGGGCTGGTGATTTTGGGCGTGAGCCTCCACCTGGTGACGGCGGCTCATCTGTGCCTTCGTCATCATCAAACTGGAACAAAGACTCAAGACGGTTTCTGTATTGAGCCTCAGCTGCAGCCTTAAACGCTTCGCTATCAAAAGAGTTTACGTCGTACTCAGGGTCGGTGTCAAGACGCTCACTGAACGCGGACTCAAGGTTTGCGTTTACATTGGTATTAAATGCTGCTACTGCAGCTTCAATAAACTCACTCTTGTTAAGATCTATAGGACGGTCAGCATCAAATTGATCTTGTAGATCAAAGCGGTCATCAGACGATTCCCACATAAGATCTGCAAATGTAGTACCAGTCTTAGTAACGTCTTCGTCATCAAACATCTCTTCAAGTTCGCGGTCCATGAAGTACTGAGACTCAGCGCCATCAACCACCATATCTGTAAAGTCTGAGCCATAGTCTCCTGATGGAGTGGTTGGGCGTGAGCCTCCGTCTCCTCCAGGAGGCGATGGTGGCTCGTCATCACCAGGTTGTTCTTCAAACCGTTCAAGAAATGCATCGACTTGTTCTGGTTCGAGAGCATCGACTGGCTCAGGAGAGATAAGTCCTTTGTCATCAAAAGCTCCAAGGTCAACAGTGTAATATGACCCATCAGGGTAGCGTAAGATCATAAACTGACTACGCATGTCTATTATCTTAGTTCCATTTGGTATGGAAGGATCAAACTCTTCTTTATCAACTTTTAAGACAGGATCAACTTTGTCTGGATCAAAATCAACTCCAGCAATTTTGTCAAGCGCCTTAGCAAAGCGAGACTGAATAGGTGATTTGCTTAAGACTGGTGGTTCGTCTAAGCCGACGGCCTTCTTAAACGCGGCGCTGTGCTTTTCATATGCTTCCTTGTCACGCCACTCAACTGAACCGTCTTTGTTTATGGTTGCAATAGGAACCTGTCGTCCGGCGTCGGGAGCTCCGTCGTAATCATCATAGACCTCAATCTCGTCAGACATATCAGCGTAGATAGGATCTGTACGCATGAACTGCAAGCCTTCGCGTTGTTCAAACTCCTTGTCCGGCATACTTTCTATAAATGCATCGCGCTGCTCAGGAGTTAGCTGTGTGTCGGCGTCATCAAACGCCTGTCTAGCGTACCTGGCTTCTCTTGCACGAACTTCCTCACGTGGAATACCGAGAGAATCTGCAACCTCCTGCAGTGACTCTCCTGCCATGCGACGATCAAAGATCTCCTTGTCAGATACGTCCTGCGCCGGAGATATAGGCTCTAGTCCTATACGTTCACGGCTTCTATTTAACTCATCAATTATCTTTGGAGAGTCAGCCGTAACCTTGTCCCACGAGTCAACTTTCTTGCCTTCGTTAAACCAGGATCCTCCGGAGCCGTAGAGTATATCTCCGTCTCTATCAACGACAGCTACTAGGTACTCGTCTGAGCGTGTAGCGCCAGGTATATCCTTGTAGTAGTTCTCATCAAGTGTATTTGGATCTATCTGTGAGTACCAACCATCTGGAAGATCGCGTCCCTGTGAGTCCTTACCTGATAACGCTCTCTTAAGTTGCGTCTCAATTCTTTCATTTGACTCTTGATTTTGTGGAACCTGATCCTTAAGCTGCTTGATCTCACGTTGAACGTCTCTGTTCATTCTTGAGTAGCGAGGCTCGGGACGTGTTCCATCGTCCAGGGGAAGTTGTCCGGACTCTACGTCCTCCTTGTACTTATCGTAAGCGTCCTCGTCAGCCGCTGCAACGTTCTGCGCGTCAGCCCAGGTCTTAGCGTCTGCAACCTTGTCGCCGGTGTTACCGTCTGGGTCGAGGCGATAAACTGAGTATCCGTCCTTGTTTGGAATTACCTTGTAGTCATCGTCTGACGTAAATGATCCGTCGTCGTTCTTAGTCCAGCCTGAAGGTGCGTCAACCTTTGTCGCAAGCAGATCACTTAGATCTGGGATTGACTCGTCAAACTGAGATGACATCTTGTATCTTGCAGACTTCTTAGTATCGACGCCAGCTCTCTTAAGCTCTGCCTCTGAGAGACGTGCCTTAAACACCTCGGCGTTGTTGTTTCTAATTGAGTAGATTCCATCAGGTACGTTTTCATTTCCTTTTACCTCAACGTAGCCGGCGTTAGCCTCCTTCTTAAACATGTTTCCGGTGTATCCGGCGTTGGCGTCACTGCCGACGTACGTTCCCGAGGCGTTACCGATACCTCCGTCAGGAAGTCTAAACTTAAAGTTAATTCCACGGCCCATCTCAACCCAGCGGCCAAAACGATCACGCCACTGCAGTGCAACGCGTGCACGACGCGCGGCGGACGAGTTACCATCACCGAAGTTGAACGCTGCAACGAGTGCTGATATACCGTCTAGCTTTATGTAGGAAGGAACGCTCGATGCTCTGAGCGCGCGTAGACGTATAAATGCATGCTCACGTTCGAGAGTATCCGGCATCTGTGAATACGCCGCCGCAACAAGTTGACGAGCGTCTTCAGAGATTCCTGGGTCAGCGGAGATCCATGTTGAGTACTTCTCAAGGAAGTCATCTAGTGACAGTGATGAGTTGTGATCTGACATAGGGTGTCCGGCAGGAAGAAGATCCGTGTGCTTAACGTACCTATCCTTTGAGCCAACTGTGTTTTGACTTAGTGATATAAACTTAGTTACCTCACGAAGAACACCTGCCTCAAGAGATTCATCAGGTAGTGATGAGAGTTCCTTCATTGCGCGAGCCATCACAACCAACGCGTGGCGAGGAATAACATGACGCTCTGGAAGAGCCATCTTGTTTGCACTGGCAACAAGTTCAACTACCTTCTTGTTTAGTGACTTAGACTTATCACCGTTGGATCTAAGCCTAGCTGCGTCTCTAGCTTGAGTTAGCTCAATTAGGCGATTTATTGGTGAGTTCATGTTATTCTCCTGATGCTTGTCTGCGCTTCTTAGGAAGCAGGTCAGAGTCTTTTGAGTTGTAAAGATTAGTTGCTAGTTCATACGCACGTTGAAACGGTACGTCACCGTCACGCACGCCACGTAACCACGCGCCACGTAGTGCTGGGATCACCTCATAGCCAAGTCCTGTGTATTCTGCGTATTCGTCCGCGCTCTTAAGTGCAACCTCAAGAAGTTCATGTTGAATCAACGAAGCCTCACCGCGACTTGATCTAGGATGCGCCTTAGGTAAAAGATCGTTGTCCTGCTTGTAATTTGGATTCGTGGGACGTCCTGATCTTAAAAGTTTTAGAAATGCGTTAACGCGAGCCATTGCCCACTGATCACGGGTCTTACCTGGTCTATGACTAGATGAAAATGCTCCTGAGCCTCTTCTGTATACCGCCTTTAACATCGGAAGTGTTGCCTTGCGTCCAGGTGAGGCGTTCTTGTTGTGCTCCTCTATCTTGTTGCGAAGTGCCTTCTCAACTCTTGCGCTAAAAACAATCTTCTTTCCACCCGCGGCTGATCCTGGCGCGTTTTTCTTTGAGCCGTAGATGCGGTCCTTCTTAGGCGCACGACGAGACTTTGCAAACTCGGTATCTGTTGAGTCTGAAGCATCAACAGGCACACAGTTGGGAACCATGTTTCCGTTCTTGCCCTTCTTCATGCCAACCTGCTTATAACCTTCCCAGCAAGGACCTTTACCTGCGGCGGTAACCGGTCCTAGTGCGTCTAGGCGAGCAGGGCACATACATGTAATAGGGCAAGGGCACTCTCCTGAAGGACAGTTCTCGCACGCACAGCCAAGCTCATCGCAGAAGATACAGTCGTCTTCATTTCTAATAATTACTTCATCCATAGGCATGTCATCAGATTCTTCATACTCATCTGACACGATGATCTCTTTAACATCTTCAATATCTTCAATCTCTGCAGGTGCGTCCTTTAGACGTGAGTAAAGCTCAGCCATCTTAAGAAGTATGTCCGCGGCCTCCTGTGAGGTTGGATCCTTGTGACTATCGTTATGCACCTGGCGTTTGCTCCTGTTCCTGTTCCTGCACAGTCTCATCTAGAGGTGGAGGAGTAAGTCCTGCTGCCTCATCAAGTGCCTGTTGAATCTCGGGGGTTATCGGAGTAGGTGATCCTGCGTTTTGAACCTCGCGGATCTTGTTCATGAACTCGGGAGATATCGCGTTTATCATCGCCTCGCTAAGCTCTGGAGATAGGGCGCCCTTCTCGATAAGAAGACGAATTGCAAGTTCCTTCGCGTCAGGAGCGTCTGCGGCGGAGAATCCGTGAGCGCGTCTCCACGCCTCCATTGAAACTGCCATCCTGTCAAATCCGGAGTCAGCGTCAGCCGCACGGTCATTACGTGTTGCAACCTGTGATGGGTCATACCAAACACAGATACGCTTTACGTCCTCCTCGGTGAAGCCAGATGCGATAAGCGCTGGTCGTAGGTAAACAACCGTGATCGCGTCGGCAATTAAAAGCATCAACGGCTCAATGTGTGCCTTGTATAGAGCCTCATCAATCTGAAGCGCGTTTGAATACTTAACGTTTGCTAATCCTGTTACTACGTCCTTAGGAACGTCAAGGCCTTGAAGGATACGCTCTAGTACGCGATCCGCGCGTTGTGCAAGTGCTGGGTCAAAAGAACGCTCAAACTTAAACTGCTTAATTCTGTCCCCAAGCTCCGCAGGTCCACGAATAATTAAAGGCACAACCGCGGATGCGGAGTCCTCGTCACGAATTGGAGTTGTCATCGCGTCGATGAGCTGGTCCTCAAACTCGTCCTCAGCCTCCTCAACGGTAACGCCTGGATTTAACTCGTTCTCGTCGTCGTAAGGATAGTCAGGGTCTCCCTGCGCGGCAACTGAGAGGCCGTCCGGCAGATATAGAGCTCCTGCGTTTAGACGTGAGCGTGCGGTCGCACGAAACGTTCTGTTTAGAAGTAGAAGCTCAGCGCAGAGATCAAGTAAACCTCTTAAGCTTGAGTCAGCCTCCTCGGAGTAACGTGGGTGAGCTCTCCAGATACGTCCAACAAACGCCTGGTTTGGAAGTTTAATCGCGTTGCTATGTCCACCGCGTCCTGCGGACGTTACGTCGCGACGTGGAATGATCATGTACGCGTTCTTTGAGTCAACCTGTAGTTCGTCTGTTGAGCGAATATCCCATGACTCTGGAGTTCCTGTTCCTGCCTTTGCAGGGAACTGAACTAGGTAACACTCTCCTGAAACTGAGAGATTTAACGCTGCATCGCGTAATAAACCAGCCTGTCCTCCGTATGCGGAGTCAAGTCTTGCAAGTGCACGCTCAGCTGCGGCGGCAAGACGAGGATCAATAAAGTTACTTGAGCGAACTGAAACTGGAGTCTCCGCTGGGTTATCAACTGCCGCGGCGTAGAGACGAATTCTTGAGACGACGGACGCAACTAGGTTAAACGCATACTTAACCTCACCGATCGCGTCGTAGTACTCCCAAGCCTCACCCTGCCAGTCGCTTGAGGCTCCCGCACGGCGTTGCTTAAAGTGTTCAACCTCACCCTTGTCGTTAAGAGGAATGCGAGCGGCAGCCGCCGTCATTGCTCGTGGCGTAGAGTATGGAAGTGATTGTGCAAAGTTTGATTCGCTTGTGATTAGTGTAACTTGAGTAGGAACAGGCTTGGCGTTGTTAACCGGGCGTGACGTTAGACGTCCTCGGCGCGGTTTGTCTTTTCTAAATACTGCCACGTGTTACTCCTCGTCGTTGACTAACGGAACGTTGGATCATTACTGGTCCAGGCGCGCGGTTATAAGGCTTGATACTGCCGACAGGGCAAATATACACCCTACCAGCAAAGTGATACTTGGATTTATTGCATAAAAGATCACTGTCGGAAGCGCAACCCACATTGAGACGCACCACTCGCAGGTGAAGAAAAATCCTATGTAACTTTTCTCCGGAGGGAACCGATCCCAGATCTTGTCTCTTAGTGAGGCAAAGATCTCGTCGGAAACGATCGCCCTAGTTAGTCGAAATATCGCCAGGGCAAGTATGATAAACGTGATTCCTGACATGTGCGTTATATGGTATAGGTTCATGATGTTGGGTCCTTAATCGAGTCCATCGTTTGGTAGGGGCTCCAGCTCCGCAGACGGCTTCCGCAGTTGCAGCCCTTTTGATACTTAAACGCGATGATCTTTCCAGACTTGGTTATGAGCTGGGAGTCATCCGTCTTGTTTCCAGACCAGTTAAGGTCCGCAAGTCTTTCTGAGAAAATTAAACGTGGTCCGGTGTGGTGGTCAGCCGCGACCATTACTATGTCACCCTTGTCATCCGAGGTAACGACGATACGTACCCGCTCAAGATAACGAGCGCCGGCAGGAAGGTTTGAACTTGTCACCGCAACTGATTTAAAGTCGTCGACAACGTTTGGTGGAACTACGGTTATGAACGCCGGAAAGAGATCATGAAGTACCCTCATGCTGCAAGTGCCCTATCTACTCGACGTTTCATCGCACGGTAGGTAACTCCTGACGCACGGGCAAGCTCCGATACGGTAACACCCTTTAGATAAAGTTGTCCTGCGATACTTGTTAGTTCAATATTCGCGGTGAAAGAAGAGGACGACGGAGTTGTTCGAGATCGGTAGCGTCGTGCTAGCGGTGAAAGTCTTGCAATTCTCAACTGCTCGTCGTGCGGAATTCCTGGAGACCTAGGACGCTGTCTCACGGACCTTGGCTTCTTCACAGGAGGAACGGGTACGTCACCAAGTGATACGACCGTCTCCGGAAGATCCTTAACTACCCAGGAACGAATCGTTGATCTTCTGCGCGGCGGGTTAAACGCATCGGCGATGGACTGCAACGTCCACCCAGCCTCACTAAGATCCTGGACCCTTCTCCATAAACTCTCCTTTGACAGAGTGGCGATCAGGTCCTGCTCGCTCTTTGGTAGATCCGGAGTATGCATGTAGATACCGTATCATACTCTTTTGCCGATGTGTACATTTTGCGGCGATAAGATGATGTACAATTCGGATTATTTGATACCTTAAGGTTAAGTGCCTTGGACGTGAGAGACCGCCCCGTATAGGGAGAGACACTTTATAAAACGTCTCCAACTATTTTTCAGAATAAAAATTATTTTGTAATGCGAGAATAAAAAAGACCACGTACCGTTAGATACGTGGCCTTTATAATGCTTTACGTTAGATAATAACGTTTACGTTTGAGTCTCCTTCAAAGATCTTCTTAAAGGTCTCAGCGTCTACCTTTCCAGTAGCTGCCAAGCCTTTGTCCTTTTGGAACTTCTCAACTGATATCATTGTGAGATCTCCAAGCCATCCATCCTTGTCACCAATTACGTCCTTGTATCCTAGTTGTTCTAGGCGACGTTGTAGGTGGTGGATAGTTAGTGACTTGCGCTCATAGATATTTTTGTATACACACTTTGCGAGGTATACATCATCCTTGTCGCCTTTTCCAACGACATGGCTTTCACTAGGTCTTACCGCGACAGGCGCAGGCTTGACCTCAGGAACGATATGCTTAGGTTCCTCGACAACAACTACAGGCTCAGGCTTAGGTTCCTCAACCTCTACAGGTTCAGGAGCTGGTGCCGCAGGGATGTCGATGACCACCGCAGGGGTATCTTTGTTTTCTAAGGTTTCATTATCCATAGGTTTATCTTAATCTAAGACTTTCCTATTGACTTGGGAAACTCCGACATGAACTCGGTGATCTTGTGTTCATGTGCCGTACCGTCGTAGGCGTTTGGACCTAGACCCCATGATCCCCAGTCGCTACCACCCCTTGTCATGTGAAACGCTATCTTTGCGTTTGTGACAGGGTCGAAGAGCTGGTCATTGGTTTCTAAGCCGAACTTCTCACGTCGGTCCGCACCGAGGCTTCCGATCATGTTGATCTGAAACAGCCCGTATGAGTTATCACCGGTGC